CACGGGCTGGCACCTGAATAAATCAGGAGAGGCGCATATTGCTGGTGAGCCTGATTCATTACAGGTGGACGCTGAACGAGCAGGCCAGAACTTCATCAACGATGCTTATATTCATAACTGCACCATTTGTAACGTAAAAATAGGCACCGCAATCGTGTCCGGGCAACTCGCAGGCAAGTCAGACGACCGTCTGATGAAAGCAGTTGATGAGCACGATCCAGTGTCATTTAAGAGTGCCGCCTATAGGTTTCAAGGTGATCCTCCTCCGTTTGGCGGCTTCCCCGGCCCTAACGTGATTTCGGCTAAGCATGCTTTAGGCAGAAGTGATACCAAATCCCTTCTATCTGATGATATGCGCGAAGCCGTTATTGATGCAGTGCGTAACAGTGAAGTATTCCAGACTCTGGTGGCTAAGTTAAACACGCTGTCTGCTGAACGGGAATCAGATGCAGTCAGGCTTCAGCGGGGTATCGATCAGGCTCTGTCTGACACCATCCACAACGCACTGAAGCCGGGCGGATTGCTGTATCGAGCCTCCCGTTAATACCTGGAGCATCTATGCGAATAACCGTGCTTGATGATGATCCTGGTCGGAAGATTAACCCCGACCGGGAGCGATACCGTGTCTTTCTCGACGGCGAAGTGGTGAAGGCTTGCTTTACCGCGGACGACGAGAGGGGCGAAGTGACAGAGGCTGTGCTCGACAATAATGGCTTGATGGTAGCAGAGAACGGCGAAGTTAAACGGCGAACACGTTATGGCGCAGTGAGGATAGTCTCATGCCCGCGCTAATACCTCGCGCCTGCCGTAAGCGTGGATGCCCCGGCAAAACAACGGACCGATCAGGGTACTGCGAAGCGCACCGCAATGAAGGCTGGCAGCAGCACCAGCGCGGACTGAACCGCCACCAGCGTGGCTACGGCAGCAAGTGGGACAGGTTGCGTCCTCTCGTACTGAGCAGGGATAAACATCTCTGTCAGGAATGCCTGAGGAATGGACGATACACCCCGGCAGCAACGGTCGACCACATCAGAGCTAAAGCGAATGGGGGTACTGATGATTTATCAAATCTGGAATCCCTCTGCAATGCCTGTCACAGGGCGAAAACAGCCCGCGAACGAATCAAATGATATAAATTCTCATCTGCGGGGAGGGCGGGTAAAAAGTTCAGGGGCTTCGCCTTAAAGGACCGCCGCCTAACCTTTTTTTATATCGCCGCAGGTTAGAAAACTTTTTTATGGGGTCCCCCAACCAGTAATTGATAGGAGTTTTCGATTATGCCAGGACCACCGAAAACCCCGACCCATCTGCGTCTGGTGAGGGGTAACCCATCAAAACGCCCGATCAACAAAGATGAACCGCAACCCCTTGCAGGGGTACCCCCAACACCTAAGCATTTCGACAAGCAGGCAAAGTATTGGTTTAAGCGAATGGCTGAGGAGCTTGATGCCGTCGGCGTCATTTCTCAGCTGGATGCCCGGGCGCTTGAGCTGATGGTCGAGGCTTATACCGAATACCGCCATCACTGTGACACGCTGGAGATCGAGGGGTATACCTACCGAACTGAAACGCAGACTGGAGACGTGCTGATCAAGGCACATCCGGCGGCAATCATGAAGGCGGATGCATGGAAGCGACTTCGCGCCATGCTGGCCGAGTTCGGCATGACGCCCGCAAGTCGGTCAAAGGTTAGTACCAATAAGCCTGATGCGGTTGATCCGTTGGCTGAGTTCATGAAAGCGAGGGATTAATGGCTAAGGTTGCCGACGGTATCCGCTACGCCGAGCGCGTCGTGGCGGGGGAAATCATTGCCTGTGAGTTTGTCCGGCTGGCCTGCCAGCGCTTCCTGGACGATCTTAAATATGGCGAAAGGCGCGGTATCTATTTCAGCGAGCCCCGCGCGCAACACATTCTGAATTTTTATAAGTTCATCCCGCATGTTAAAGGTGCGCTGGCCGGAAAACCTATCGACCTGATGGACTGGCATGTGTTTATCCTTATCAACATTTTCGGGTTTGTCATTCCGCTGGTTAATGAAGAAACCGGTGAAGTGGTGCTGCGTAACGATGGCAGTGGCCGCCCGGTGATGGTGCGGCGGTTTCGTACCGCATATAACGAGGTGGCACGCAAGAACGCGAAATCCACGCTTTCCTCGGGCATCGGTCTGTACATGACGGGAGCGGACGGGGAGGGTGGCGCCGAGGTTTACTCCGCAGCCACTACCCGCGACCAGGCTCGTATCGTTTTCGAAGACGCAAAAAACATGGTGAAGAAGGCGAAAGCGACGCTCGGACGCCTGTTTGAGTTCAACAAGCTGGCGATATTCCAGGAGCAAAGCGCTTCGAAATTTGAGCCACTTTCCAGTGACGCAAACAACCTGGACGGTCTCAACATCCACTGCGGCATTGTCGACGAGCTGCATGCTCACAAAACCCGTGACGTATGGGACGTCCTGGAAACAGCTACCGGTGCCCGCCTTCAGTCATTGTTATTCGGCATCACCACTTCAGGCTTCAACAAAGAGGGTATCTGTTACGAACTGCGTGATTATGCAACCAAGGTGCTGCGCGGTTTTAACAGTGATGTTGAAGGAGCAGTTAAAGACGATACCTTTTTCGCCATCATCTACACCCTGGACGAAGGCGACGACCCGTTCGATGAAACAGTCTGGCAGAAGGCTAACCCCGGCCTCGGTATCTGTAAGCGCTGGGACGATCTACGTCGCCTGGCGAAGAAGGCTAAAGAGCAGGTATCCGCACGGGTCAACTTTTTCACCAAGCACATGAATATCTGGGTGACGGCGGAATCCGCCTGGATGGACATGGTGAAATGGGAAAAGTGCGAACTCATTGCGCCGGCGCATGAGCTCAAAACATATCCCCTGTGGGTGGGCGTCGATCTTGCAAATAAAATCGACATTTGCGCCGCTGTAAAAGCATGGCGATCCCCTGACGGTCACGTTCATGCTGACTTTAAGTTCTGGCTTCCGGAAGGGCGGCTTGAGAAGTGTTCCCGTCAGATGGCCGAGCATTACCGCAACTGGGCGGATCTTGGGAGGCTCATCCTGACTGACGGTGATGTGATTGACCATGCGCAGATCAAAGAGGAACTCCAGGCGTGGGTGGCCGGGGAAAGCCTGAAAGAAATCGGCTTCGATCCATGGAGTGCCACGCAGTTCAGCCTGGCGCTTGCTGAAGAAGGTTTACCTCTGGTGGAGGTGCCCCAGACAGTTCGAAACTTTTCCGAGGCTATGAAGGAGGTCGAGGCGCTGGTTTATGGCGGCCGGTTCCATCACAGCAATCATCCCGTGATGAACTGGATGATGTCGAACGTGACGGTGCGGCCGGATCGCAATGACAACATCTTCCCCAACAAATCGACACCGGAGGCCAAGATCGACGGCCCCGCGGCGCTGTTCACGGCTATGAGTCGCTTACTCGTTAATGGGGGCAACGACCAGCAGGACCTGAGTGGCTTCTTTGATAATCCCATTATGGTGGGTTTCTGATGAAAAAAAACAATCAGCCGGGCAGGGTAAAAAGTGCTCTGCTCAACTGGCTCGGCGTACCCATCAGCCTGACTACCGGGACGTTCTGGCAGGAGTGGTTCGGTACCAGCAGCAGTGGAAAGGTGGTGACAGCAGACAAGGCTATCCAGCTTTCGGCGGTCTGGGCGTGTGTGCGACTGCTGAGCGAGTCTGTTTCCACTTTGCCTATGAAGATTTACGAAAGACAGGCAGATGGATCGCGCAAGCTGGCACAGGGGAACCCTGTTTATCAGTTGCTCTGCCGACGGCCCAACGCCGAAATGACACCCTCGCGTTTTATGCTGATGCTGGTGGCAAGCATCTGTCTGCGTGGGAATGCCTTTGTGGAAAAGCACTTCATCGGCAGCAAGCTGGTATCTCTGGTTCCGCTGTTACCCCAGAACATGCTGGTGAAGCGTCTCGACAGTGGTCGGCTGGAGTACACCTATACCGATAACGGCAAACCCCGGGTTATTCCTGAAAAAAACCTGATGCACATTCGTGGATTTGGTCTGGATGGAATCTGCGGCATGATGCCGCTAAGCTCGGGACGCGATGTGATTGGTGCGGCTATGGCGGTTGAGGAATCGGCGGCGAAGATTTTTGAAAATGGTCTTCAAAGTTCCGGTTTTCTTTCAGCTGACATGGCTCTTGATGAGGGGCAGCGCGAACGACTCCGTGACTACATGGCAAAGTTCACCAGTTCAAAGAACGCCGGAAAAATTATGGTGCTTGAGGGGGGGCTGAAATATCAGAACGTCACGATGAACCCTGAAGCGGCGCAAATGCTGGAAACGCGTTCTTTTGGCATTGAGGAAATCTGCCGCTGGTTCCGTGTGCCACCGTTCATGGTCGGTCACACATCCAAGCAGAGCAGCTGGGCGTCGAGTCTGGAGGGAATGAACCTCCAGTTCCTGACCCATACGCTGCGCCCGCTGCTGGTGAACATCGAGCAGGAAATTGCTCGCTGTCTGCTGGGAGGTGATGAAGATTTGTTTGCTGAGTTCTCTGTTGAAGGGCTGCTCCGCGCCGACAGCGCGGGCCGTGCAGCATACTACACCAGTGCGCTTCAGAACGGCTGGATGTCGCGCAACGACGTGCGCCGTCTGGAAAATATGCCACCGATTGAGGGCGGCGACATTTACACGGTACAGCTCAACCTGACGCCACTGGAGGACCTGAAGCAGAACAGCCAGGCTGCACAGGCTTTTGCTCTCCTGCAGGTTCACAACCACGTTTTCCCTGACATTCCTTTCGAACAATCCACGCTGAAACAGGCGGCATAGGACAAAACCCGATGACAAAAAGACAGCTTCCGGTTGCTCCGGCGGGCCGCCCCTGCGCGGGTGCCAGCTGCGAGGTGCTGCCGTCTGCGCTTGAACGGTGGAACGGCGGTATCCGGGCCGCAACCGGTGACGACAATTCGATCTCCATTTTTGATGTAATTGGCCGGGACTACTGGGACGAAGGCGTTACCGCCAAGCGCATCGCTGGTGTACTGCGATCAATGAACGGCGAGGACGTGACGGTGAACATCAACTCACCGGGTGGCGACATGTTCGAGGGCCTGGCGATCTACAACCTTCTGCGCGAGTACCAGGGGAAGGTAACCGTGAAGGTGCTGGGCATCGCAGCCAGTGCTGCAAGCATTATCGCGATGGCCGGTGATGAGATTCAAATCGGACGCGGCGCGTTTCTGATGATCCATAACTGCTGGATTGTCGCAATGGGTAACAGGCACGACTTCGTCCAGCTTGCGGAAAGTCTCGAACCCTTTGATAACGCCATGGCGGATATCTACGCGTCCCGATCCGGCCTGGATATGGAAGCGATACACAAACTGATGGACGCAGAAAGCTATATCGGTGGAAGCGACGCAGTAGAGAAAGGGTTGGCTGACAGTCTGATGTCTGCTGATGAAGTCTCCGGTGGTGATGATTCCCCGTCAGCTGCGCTACGCAAACTCGATGCGCTGCTGGCAAAAGCCAATACCCCCCGGTCAGAGCGCCGCAAATTAATCAAAGCATTAACAGGTAACACGCCGGGCGCTGTTACCTATCCCGAAGGTATGCCGAGCGCTACCCAACCCAATCCTGAAATTTTAGCTGAGCTGGATGTCGCATTAAGCGGCCTGGCGAACGCATGCCATTAACGGAGAATGTATGTCTGACGTAAACGATATTCTGAAAAAAGTAACCGCCTCCATTGAGGAAGCGACCGGTAAATTCAACGCCAAAGCGGAAGATGCGCTGAAGGAAGCGCAGAAGTCCGGCAGGCTCTCTGAAGAGACAAAGGCGTCAGTGGATAAGATGGCGACTGAACTAAACGCCATGCGTGAAGCAGAAAAGACCCTTAAAGCTGCGCTGGGTGAGCTGGAGCAGCATGTTGCGCAGATGCCGCTGGCGAATGCGGCAAAAGTTGTAGAAACGGTGGGGCAGGTGGTTATCAACTCCGAAGCGCTGAAAACTTTTGCTGCCAGCGTGGAAGGTGGTAAGCGCCTCAGTATTCCGGTTAATGCAGCCCTGCTTTCTACAGGTGTTGCTGATGGCGTGGTTGAGCCCCAGCGTTTGCCGGGCATCGATACCGCGCCAAAACAGCGTCTGTTTATCCGTGATCTGATTGCTCCCGGTCGTACCGGCGCGCCGGCGATTTTCTGGGTACAGCAAACCGGTTTTACTAATGCAGCAAAAGTGGTACCGGAGAATACCGCCAAGCCGTACAGCGATATTCAGTTTGCAACCAAAATCACTCCGGTCACCACCATCGCGCACATGTTCAAGGCGTCAAAGCAGATCCTGGATGACTTTGCCCAGCTACAGTCGACAGTCGATGCGGAAATGCGCTATGGACTGAAGTACGTGGAAGAGCAGGAAATCCTGTTCGGTGACGGTACCGGCGTTCATCTGCACGGCATTGTTCCTCAGGCAACTGCTTTTGCCGCTGCGTTTGCAGTTGAGCAGCAGAACGGCATTGACGATCTGCGACTGGCGATGCTTCAGGCGCAGCTGGCTCGCTTCCCGGCGTCCGGCCATGTTCTGCACTTTATCGACTGGGCGAAGATTGAGCTCACCAAGGATACGCTGGGCCGCTATATCCTGGCGAACCCCGCGGCTCTGACCGGGCCCACCCTGTGGGGGCTGCCTGTGGTGGCGACCGAAGCGCCGGCATTTCAGGGCAAGTTCCTGACCGGTGCATTCAACGCGGCGGCGCAGCTTTTCGACCGTGAAGATGCCAACGTGGTGATCTCCACCGAGAACGCCGACGACTTCGAGAAGAACATGATCTCGATCCGCTGTGAGGAGCGACTGGCGCTGGCGGTGAAACGCCCTGAGGCGTTTATCTACGGCTCCTTCACCGCGCCTGCTGGTGGTGCGTAACCCATAACGGCGGCCTCCGGGCCGCCTTTTGTCTGGAGAGTGTTATGAAACTGACCGTTATCCGCCCCATTTTTGTTGAAGGGAAGGTGCTTGTGGAAGGTGAGATGTTTGAAACCCTCGAACAGCATGGACGGGAACTGGTGCAGAAAGGCTATGCGCTGACTGTTAAATCGGATGACGCAGCGGAGCAAACGGAGCCCGCCGTACCGCCGAAGAAAGGTAAAAAATAATGCTTGATCTGGATCTGGTAAGAAAACACTGCCGGATTGATGATGATTTCTCCGGTGATGATGATTTGCTCGCGATTTATATCGGCGCAGCCGTACGCCATGTCGAAACCTGGACACGCAGGACTCTTTACGAAACAGCGACTTCGCCCGGATACGATGAAAACGCCGATCATCTTTTGCTCACTGATGATGTCAAAGCGGCAATGCTGCTTCTCATCGGGCACTGGTATGAAAATCGTGAAGCTACGACACCAGGTCAGATCATGGCATTACCTTTCGCTGTAGACGCGCTGCTCCAGCCTTACCGCATTTATGGTGTGTAGGAGGTGCCATGCAGGCAGGAAGAAACCGCCATCAGGTCATGATTCAGAACGCAGTGATGGTGAGATCACCATCCGGTCAGCCCAAACAGGAATGGCGTGATGGTTCTCATCCGGTTTGGGCTGAGGTTAAGGGGATCAGCGGTCGTGAGCTGATTGCCTCCGGCGCTGAAAAAGCCGAGGCGACAGTCCGTGTCTGGATGCGTTATCGCACCGATATTAACGCAGCCTCCCGTCTGCATGTCCTTACCGGGCCGTTCAGGGGGCAAATGCTGGAAGTCACCGGGCCGCCGGTACCTGATGAAAAGGGTAGTCGCCTGGAAATTCTCTGCAAACAGGGGGTGAAAGCGTGATTGATTACAACCTTGATTTATCCGGGCTGCAGGATATTTCCCGCGATCTGGAACTGCTCAGCCGCGCCGAGAATAATAAAGTCCTCCGTGATGCCACACGGGCAGGCGCCGAAGTGATCAAGCAGGAAGTTATTAAAAAAGCGCCGGTACGTACCGGAAAGCTCAAAAATAATGTTGTGGTGCTTACACAGAAAGCGCGGCGGCGCGGTGATATTGCGTCCGGTGTGCATATTCGAGGTGTAAACCCCGCAACAGGTAACAGTGACAACACCATGAAAGCAGGGAATAAGCGTAATGCATTCTATTGGCGCTTTGTGGAACTGGGTACATCGCACATGCCTGCGCACCCGTTTGTTCGTCCCGCATTTGATACCCGACAGGAAGAGGCGGCTCAGACTGCCATGGCGCGAATGAATCGTGCAATTGATGAGGTGCTGGCCAAATGACTGAAGCCGATATTTTCGAACTGATTGGCGCACTGGCTGACGGGCAGGTTTACCCCGATGTCGCCCCACTAAACTCAGCAGGCGAGCCATCTGTCGCCCCGCCGTGGGTAACGTTCACGCTGGTAAGTCAGGTTTACGGTGACACCCTTTGCGGCGCGGCTGAAGAAAATACCTCTCTTCAGGTTGATGTCTACGCATCGACAGTGGACGAGGCGCGGGAAATTCGCGAGCAGGTTATTGCAGCACTTTCCCCGGTTCATTTCACGCAGATGATCAAAACCAGCGGATATGAACCGGAGGGAGGGGTGCGCCGGGCAACACTTGAAGTTCAGATCCAGCAGTAACCCCTAAACGCTGTTTAACACGACCGCCGCCAGGCGGTTTTTTTGTATCTGGAGAAAACATGGCCAGTAAGTATGAAGTAACAAAAGGTATGCAGATCGGCATCTCCGGTGCCCCTGTAACCGTGGCGGCGTTTACCGCTGTCGGTTTCCCCGGCGTGGATGTCGAGTTTCTTGTGGCGGAATGCGCTACCAAGGAGATCAGCTATACCGGCGGGCAGAAGGGTGACATTGATGTAACAACGCTTTGCTCGGTTGAACAGGAGCAAACCAACGGGCTGGCTGCTCCGGCTGAAATGTCTATCAGCCGCAACTGGGTAGGCGATGAAGAGGCGCAACTGGCGCTGCAGACCGCTTATGAAAACGATGAACTGCGCGCACTTCGTGTCGTTTTCCCTTCCGGTAACGGATTTTATGTGCTGGTTGAAGTACGGCAAAGCAGCTGGTCAGCTGCAACGTCAAGTGTCGTCGGGGCGACTTACTCGTTACGTGTCCGCGGTAAGCCAAAACGCATTATGGTTAATTCCGGCACCTGATCCTGAGCGGCTTCGGCCGCTTTTTTTTATCACCCAATACTGAAAAAAGTGAAAAATGAAATGGCGCAAAAGACACCACAGAATTCACTACGCAACATGGCGCTTACTGCATCGAAAGCGTACCGCACAAAACCCGGCATTACCGTGCCCGAATGGGATGATGCAAAGGTAACTCTGCGCGAACCATCTGGTGATGCGTGGGTTAAGTTTCGAGAAATCCTTAATCCGGAGGTGCCGGAAGGTGAAGAACCTCCACAGCTCTCTGAAGCGCAGAAATTCATGCGTAACAAAGAGGCTGATGTTGTTCTGTTCATTGATGTGCTTCTTGATGAGAACGGGCACCGGGTATTCAACAATGAAGATCAGAAAGTTGTCTCTGAAATTTATGGACCGGTGCATGCCCGACTCCTTGCTCAGGCGATTAACCTCGGCATGAGCCAGGAAGAAGCGGGAAAGCCGTAAAGCAGCCGCTGACATTCTTCCTGATGTCGCTGGCGCTTCGGCTGGGGCGGACATTACATGAGCTTCGCCAGACGCTTACGGCCAGTGAATTAAAAATGTGGATTGAGTATGACCGCATCAGCCCGATAGGTGACTGGCGCAGCGATGCACAGGCAGCGCAAGTGGCTGTCGCCACACTGAATGCACAGGGCGGGAAGTACACCATTCCTGACGTGATGCTGAAATGGGGCGATCAGGAAAAAGAACATGCTATTTCAGAACTTGAAGAATGGATGTCCGGTCTTTGACGCCCGCGGCTGCGGGCTTTTTATTGGGTGAAATATGGCTACGCTGCGCGAACTGATCATAAAAATTTCGGCAAACTCCCAGTCCTTTCAGTCTGAGATTGCCCGCGCTTCACGTATGGGAGCGGATTACCATCGCACGATGGAGCAGGGTGGCAGGCGAGCGGCGGCAGCCACGCGTGAAACGCAGCGTTCTCTTTCTGATTTGAATTCCCAGTTAGCCACTGTCAGAGCTACCGCCGCAGGACTTGCCGGGTCATGGGCTGGTGCCTTTGCCACGCATCAACTAATTGCCTTTGCTGATACCTGGAACCAAATGAATGGTCGTCTGCGTCTGGCTTCCTCATCAAGCGAAGATTTTGCTACCGCGCAACGTACTTTGATGGAGATAAGCCAGCGCACGGGCACGTCACTTGAGGCGAACAATAACCTTTACAGTCGCATTGCCCAGTCGATGCGTGATGCCGGCTATGCTTCTTCCGATGTTGCAAAAGTCACTGAAACCGTCGCCACTTCACTGAAACTTTCCGGTGCCAGTACAGAGGAGGCAAGCTCTGTAATCACGCAATTAAGCCAGGCGCTTGCCTCCGGTGTGCTACGAGGGGAAGAATTTAACTCCATTATGGAGAATGGCGGTCGCCTGGTGAAACTGCTGGCGCAGGGCCTGGGGACAACCGTTGGCGGTTTACGAGCAATGGCCAACAACGGAGAGCTGACGACAGATAAGATTGTCCCGCTCCTCACTAACGTTGAAATTCTGCGCAAAGAATTTGAAACCCTCCCTGATTCTGTCAGTGGCTCAGCGCAGAAGGTGCAGAACGCCTTTTTAGCCTGGGTTGGCGGCGCGAATGATGCGGTCGGCGCTTCTTCCACCCTTTCGGGGGCGCTTAGCGGTCTGGCTAATAATATTGATGATTTTGCCAATACCGCCGGCATTATCGTTGGTCTCGGACTGGCTCGCTATTTCGGCAATATGGTCGGCAGTGTTGGAGCTTCAACCCGCGCGGTAATTTCAAATACTGCTGCTGAGGTGGCGCTTGCGCAGGCGCAGGTGCGTGGCGCTCAGGTCAGCGTTGCGGCAGGGCGACAGGCCGTTTACCGGGCCCAGCAGGCACGGGCGGCGGCAACGAGCCTTGAGGCTCAAATCATTGCTGAGCGAAAACTTGCTGCGGCACAGGCATCTTTAAATGCTGCTGTTGCCGGTCGCACAGGCGCTGTGAACAACCTCAACAACACCGCATCGGTTACGTCACGTCTTGGCAGCGGGGTGCTCAGTATTCTTGGCGGCTGGCCAGGCGTAATCATTGGTGCTGGTGCCGCCATGTACGGGCTGTATCAACACACCCAGCAGGTCCATCAGGAGGCGGTGGGATTTGCCAGTAACCTTGATGAGATTAACGGCAAACTCAAGCAGATGTCCGTTCTTGGGTTGCGCTCTACTGCGGCAGATGCCCGGACGTCATTACAGGCACAAAAAAATGATCTTTCTGATCTCGACTCACAGATTGCGAAGGTAAAAGACAGTCTTAAAGCGCTTGACCAGATCCAGCAGGATTACAACCGCTCCCCGACGCTGACTTTAATCAACACATTCATGGATCAGGCCGATATCACGGCCAAAAATATCGAGCTTATCGACAAGCTGAATAAGCTGGAGTATCAGCGCGAGCAGACAGCCTCAAAAGTTGAGCACACGCAAAAGCTTGTTAACGATGCCAGTGATTTGGCAACCCGGAAAGCGATTGAGCAGGCCGGGGCGGTCGCAATTCTGCAGGGCGCTTACGATCTGCTTAATCGCTCGATGTCAGCAACTGCCGGGGCGAAGCCGCCGCAATATGGTGGCCCGGTAGTGAGCATGGCGAATGCCACCCCACAACAGCAGACGGCAATGGAGCGCGCCCGGCGTGAGAATGAACTTGCCAGCCTCAGTGGCCTGCAAAAGCTACATCAGCAGCACGTTTATGAAGCGGAGGATTTAAAGCTTACCGGCGCGCTTTACACGCAGTACATCTATAACAAAGACCAGGCCGCTAAAAAGGATGACGCCGCTGCGCAGGCAAAGAAAAGCGCGACGGCCGCCACGAACGCAGAAAAGAAAGCTGAGCGTGAAGCTGCAAGCGTTGCCGAGCAGTACGCACGGAAAATTGCGGATCTCAGCGTAGCTGTGGATGTTCAGAAAGTTCGTGCGACAGAGGGGGAAAAAGCCGCGGAACTCTACGCTGCATCCCACCAGGCTGGCACGAAATGGACTGATGAACAAAGGCGGTCGATAAGGGAAGCTTCCGCAGAACTGGCTAAATGGACCCAGAAAGCCGACGAGAATGTCCGTAAACAGCGTGAGCAGGCGGACGCGCTCAGGGATTTAACCGATGCAGCAATTAAGTTTCGGGATGAAGCTACCCTGACAACCGAAACCGCAGGAATGGGTGATCGTCAGCGCAGCCGTTTCGATGAAGCACAGCAGATTGAGCGTGTGTTTGGAAAAACGGATAAGGGGAGTGAAGCGGTCGCGCAGCGCGCTGCTGCGCTTGATGCCCTGGATAAAAAATACAAGGCTATCGCTGCGGCAGAGGCGGACTGGATGTCCGGGGTATCCCGTGGATATGCCAGCTGGTTTGATGAAATCAGCGATATCTCAGGTACAGTCTCAGACGGGGTAAGATCAACTATGTCCAGTGCGTTCGGCAATGTTACTTCCATGCTCGAGGGCAATAAAGTCAGCTGGCGATCCTGGGGTATTTCCGTTCTGCAGATCATAGAAAAAGTTGCCCTTCAGATGGCGATTGTAAATGCCATGGGTAAAGGCTCATCAGCATCTGGCTTACTCGGAACTCTCGCAAGTGGTGTTGCCGGGTATTTTGGCGGAGGGAATGCAGGTGCCGCGTCAAGTTCGGGAACTGCGCTGCAAAACTACGGATCTTCGTTTCAGTTCAATGCCAAAGGCGGCGTTTACGACTCTCCTTCTCTCAGCGCTTACAGCAACGGCGTATATAACTCGCCGCAGCTGTTTGCGTTCGCCAAAGGTGCGGGCGTGTTTGGTGAGGCCGGGCCGGAAGCGATCATGCCGCTTACCCGGGCTGCAGATGGCTCCCTGGGAGTTCGAGCTGTCGGTTCAGGAGTGAATAACATAGCTGGTACCGGCGCGGTGCCACAGGTTTACATCACCATCGATAGTAACGGGAACACGCAGACCCAGGCGAGTGGAGGATATGAGCAGTTCGGACGCGAAGTGGGCAGTTATGTCGATCGGCGCTATCGAGAGCTGATCAGCCGGGACATTTCTCCAGGTGGCGCAGTCTGGAATATGGCAAAAGGAGCGCGGTGATGGCTATAGAAACATTCAGATGGTGCCCGCGCATCAATGCTGAGCAGGAGGTGAGCTTTCGCCGCCGGACCGCGCAGTTTGGTGATGGTTACCAGCAGGTGTCCGGTGACGGGATTAACCCCAGATCTCAAAAGTGGACTCTACAGTTTACGGGTTCAGAAGCATACATCGCGGCGATTAAAGCGTTTCTCGATCGCCACCAGGGGGTTAAGGCTTTTCAGTGGCGTCCGCCGCTTGAGCCGCTCGGGCTCTACCGCTGTGATAACTATACACCCACTGCCCTCGGCGCAGGGCAGTACAACCTGTCCGCAACCTTTGAGCAGGCTTATAAACCATGAGCTTAAACAGTGATTACCAGAAACTTGAGCCGGGCAATGCAGTCCGGCTTTTTTCTGTCGACGGCACGGCGTTCGGCACCGGAGAGGTGCTGCGCTTTCATTGCCATAACGTTCCGCATACAGAAGCGGAGATCGTGGCCGCTGGTGGTGATGAATCAAAACTGGCGGCCAAAAGTATCTGGTGGCAGGGGCAGGAATATAAAGCCTGGCCGTGCCAGATTGAAGGGATCGAAGCCTCAACCAGCGGCAGCAGCGTACAGCCGAAATTATCGGTCGCTAACCTGGATGGATCGATCACCGCACTTTGTCTGGCGTATGACGACCTGTTGCAGGCCAAAGTGACGATTCACGACACCCTGGCGCAATACCTTGATGCGCGGAACTTTCCGGGCGGAAACCCGACGGCAGACGCCACGCAGGAAAAGCTGCAGGTCTGGTATATCGACGCGAAAACCTCTGAAACCAGTGAGGTGGTGCAGTTCGCCTTATCCAGCCCGATGGATTTGCAGGGGCTGATGATCCCGACACGCCAGCTTCACTCCCTCTGTACCTGGTGTATCCGTAACAAATACCGTACCGGTGATGGCTGTGATTACGCCGGGACGCGCTATTTCGATAAAAACAATAATCCCGTGGATGACCCGTCCCGCGATGAATGCAACGGCACACTGACCGCCTGCAAACTGCGGTTCGGTGAAGGTAACGAGCTGCCGTTCGGCGGCTTCCCGGGCACTTCTTTGATCCGGAGCTGACATGCGCAAGAAGACCATTGAGGCCATCATTGCCCACGCTGAATCAGAATACCCACGGGAGTGTTGCGGGGTGGTGGCGCAGAAAAGCAGGGTGGAAAAGTATTTCCCGTGTCGTAACCTCGCCACTGAACCCACAGAACATTTTCACCTGTCCCCGGAGGATTACGCCGCAGCGGAAGACTGGGGAACGGTTACCGCCATCGTACACAGTCATCCGGACGCCACCACGCAGCCGAGCGAGCTGGACAAGGCTCAGTGTGATGTGACGGCGCTGCCCTGGCATATCGTCAGCTGGCCGGAAGGTGATTTACGTACCATCATGCCGCGGGGTGAAATACCGCTGCTGGAGCGTCCATTTGTGCTGGGCGTTTACGACTGCTGGGGGCTGGTGATGAGTTACTACCGCCAGACGTTTGGCACCGAGCTGGCTGATTACCGCGTCGATTACCCCTGGTGGGAGGACCAGTACCCGGATAACTTTTACCGGGATAACTGGTACGAATGCGGATTCCGGGAGTTTACCGGCGCGCCGCAGCCGGGTGACGTGGTGATCATGCAGGTTCAGTCGAATAAGTGGAATCACGCCGGAGTTTTGCTGGAAGGGAACATGCTGCTTCACCATCTGTACGGGCATCTCAGCCAGCGGGTGCCGTACGGTGGTTACTGGAAGGAAAGAACGATGAAAATTTTACGCTACAAAGATAAATTACAGACTACTTAAGCGTGATTTTTTTCGTTAACTTCACCGATAAAAATGCTTTTCACCATTGCGATACCTTTTTCTACTGGTAGGATTGATACTTTCTTTTACTTATGGGAATAGGGATGTGAATAAGTTATTACCAATTTTTGCAGCTATAATGCTTGCTGGTTGTGCAACTAAACCTGTTGCGAATGATCAGGCAAAAGATGTTCCATCAAAGCAAATTATCGATTCATCTTTATTATCTCCAAAGACTGGAACAGGGAAAGTAATTATTAAACGCGACTCAGGTTTTATGGGTAGCGCCTGTATGAGCAGGGTCTATGTTGATGGTAAAGAGATTGCGGATTTAGACACTGCTCAAAAGGTGGTTGTATATCCTCCTGTTGGCGAACATATTTTTAGTGCTTGGCCCAAAGGCATTTGTGGAGGTGGAATGAGTGAACAGTCTGGGAAAATTACCGAAACAAAAACTTTAATGTATCGGATTGGTTACGGTACGAATGGTGACTTTGGTATACACCCTACTGCTTTTTAATTAATTTCGCAGAATTTTAACCCACCATAAGGTGGGTTTTTTATTTTGGAGATAAAAAATGCAAGAAATAATGACACAGATAGAATTGGGCGGTTTGCTTGGCAAATATTTTGGTAAAACACATCATCGCTTAATTAGCACTATTCATGAGGCGCCACGTGCTTTAGCCGCTACCATTAAAGGTTTTGAACAGTTCATGCTTTCCAGTAAACGCCGTGGATTAACTTATGCGGTATTCCGAGGGAAAAAGAACATTAAGGAAGATGATCTCGGTTTTCCTGTTAATGAAGAGATAATTCGTATTGTTCCGGTAATTATGGGAAGTAAAAAAGCAGGGTTGTTACAAACAATTCTGGGCGCTGCTTTGGTTGTTGTGGGGGCCATAACTCAACAATATTACTTAGTAGCAACCGGTGTTTCGTTAGCTGCAGGGGGCGTAATCCAAATGCTTTCTCCGCAGCCTGCCGGGCTCGCCAGCAAACAGGACGCCGATAACCGGGCATCTTATGCGTTCGGCGGCGTGACAAACACAGCCGCGCAGGGTTATCCCGTTCCGATTGGATACGGAAAGCGTCGTATTGGCGGCGCGATTATTTCCGCCGGAATTTACGTCGAAGATCAGCAATAACTCCCACCTTTTATTTCCTCACTGTTACCGCCGCCTGGCGGTTTTTTTATGGGCGTAACATGGCAGAACTTATCAAAGGGCGTAAAGGCGGCGGCTCAAAACAGCGCACGCCCACAGAACAACCGGATGATCTCCAGTCGGTGGCAAAAGCGAAAATCCTGCTCGCCCTGGGCGAGGGGGAGTTTGCTGGTGGGCTGACAGGGCGCAATATTTTTCTGGATGGCACCCCGATTGAAAACCCGGACGGCTCCCGCAATTTTTCCGGCGTCGCCTGGGATTTCCGTCCCGGTTCCCAGGCGCAGCCCTATATTCAGGGTATGCCGGGTTCTGAAAACGAAATCAGTGTCGGCACGGAAGTTTCAGGCACCACAGCCTGGACGCGCACGTTTACCAACACGCAGTTGTCTGCCGTTCGCCTGCGCATCAAATGGCCGTCACTTTACCAGCATCTGGATAACGGGGATCTGGTGGGCAATTCGGTTGCCTATGAGGTTGACCTGCAAACTAATGGTGGAGCGTGGCAGACTGTTATCAGTACGGCTGTAACCGGAAAAACCACCACGGGTTACGAGCGCAGTCACCGTATTGACCTGCCGCGTGGGGGCAGCACCTGGACATTGCGGCTTCGCAAACTGACGCCGGATGCCAACAGCGCAAAAACTGGCGAAACTATGACGCTACAGAGTTACACGGAAGTGATCGACGCCAAGCTGCGTTATCCGAACACTGCGCTGCTGTACATCGAGTTCGACTCCAGTCAGTTCAACGGCAGCATCCCGCAGATTTCCTGTGAACCGGCAATGCGCGTGATCCGCGTGCCTGATAATTATGATCCGCTGACACGCGCCTATAACGGCACCTGGGCGGGCGGGTTTAAATGGGCCTGGACAGATAACCCGGCGTGGATTTTTTACGACATCGTGATCGCCGATCGCTTTGGCCTGGGTCACCGGCTGACGGCGGCCAATATCGATAAATGGACGCTGTACCAGGTGGCGCAGTACTGCGATCAGCTGGTACCGGACGGAAAAGGCGGAAATGGCCTGGAGCCACGTTATACCTGTAACGTCTACGTGCAGGACCGTAACGAGGCTTATACCGTGCTGCGGGACTTCGCGGCTATCTTTCGTGGCATGACCTACTGGGGCGGCAACCAGATCGTGGCGCTGGCAGACATGCCACGCGATATTGATTACAGCTACACCCGCGCCAGCGTCGTAAACGGTGAATTCGTTTACTCGAGCAGCACGACCAAAACCCGTTACACCACAGCGCTGGTCTCTTATTCCGACCCGGCTAACGGCTACGCCGACGCCATGGAGCCGGTATTTGAACAGCCACTGGTTGCACGCTACGGTTTCAACCAGCTTGAGATGACTGCGATTGGCTGCACCCGGCAGAGTGAAGCAAACCGCAAGGGGCGCTGGGGGATCCTGACCAACAACAAGGACCGCATCGTCACCTTTTCGGTGGGCCTGGACGGTAATATCCCGCAGCCCGGCTATATCATTGCTGTTGCTGACGAAATGCTGTCCGGTAAAGTCACCGGCGGCCGCATCAGTTCGGTTAACGGGCGCGTGATCAACCTCGACCGCGTGCCGGATGCAAAGCCGGGCGATCGCCTTATTCTCAATCTTCCTTCCGGCGCGTCACAGGCCAG